GTGATGGTAAGGCTTCCTTTGGTAACATAAGATCGTCACCAAAGACCCGGATAACCTTGCTCGCTTTGTTTATATTGCGAGTATTCACCTTCCAACCGTTATAGTCCAGTACCGCTGCGATGCAGCAATACGTATAGACTATCGACTGGATAGGAAAGGTTACAGCAGAGCCCTGCCCTGCGAACTTGCGGATCACCATGGCTTTCGGATATAGGCTTTTAGCCTTATCCTTGAGCGTATTGTCAACGACAATACGTGTTCGGCAAGCGTACAGTGCAGATAAGAAGGAAGGTGCCTTGCGAAAGGCTCTTTCCACAGTCCAAAGAGATAGGCGATCACTAGCCGCTGATAAATCAACAGTAGCTAGCCCTCTATCCAGACTGGATTTCAGTGCCAAGGCCCGTGAGGGTTCTTGGTCCCTGAAATCGATACTCCGCCGAAGTGTAGAAGGCAATGTCTGCCTAATCCACTTCATCAGTCCCTGCTGAAGGAACTGATTGGCTGTAGGTTCTGATGTGATCAGACGAGGTGCGTCGTACGTTTTAGCTACACTAAGTAGCTTAGCGGGCGCGCATTCTGTCTGCAGAACCTCCGATACAGAAGACCACTCTTCACTCGGGAATGCAAAAACATCCTGAGGGAAAAAGTGCTCGGCCACTCGTGGCCAAGAGGGGAAGGAATATTTATCCATCCCTGACTTCATATCGGATACAGCTCCGGGGCCATGCCTCGGGACAATTTCTTCAGGATCCAGTAAAGGAAACTGACATGAAATATGGTCGCAAACTTGTGTTAAAGTCTGCATTACTCTGTCTAGCCTTGGGTGCATGCACCCTTGGCTTGAGTAATCCGTTTTGGAGTCGGCGTGAAACGCTAACTCTGAACGTAACCTGTCCTGAGCCCACAGAAATGAAGAAGGATCTGTACTCTCCCAAGGGAGAGACGGGATCCGTAGGTCCTTATCAATATCAAAGAACCTATCAGCTTCCTTTGCCACGTTAGCGGCAGGGGAAGGTACAACTAACTTTTTGTACATGAGAAGCAACTGCCGTAGAAAAGCAATTGCAGTTTCATCTGGATCTTCACGCAGTGTGCATGGTCTATATTTAGACGTGTTGCGATCAATACTATCTTCACA